AGTTCTCGAAGCTCGTCTTTTAGAGACGGCATCTTTGCTTCAAATAAGCTCAAATTTTTGTATTTCTATTTATTTTTTGTTTCTCCGACTAAAGAAAAACACCGCTTTCAGTATAGCGGTGTCCTCTTTGCCACAACCCAAGACCTTGCAAGAACTTGGGTTGCGTCAAGGAAGACGCCGCCTGCAAGGTTTTTATTCTATTTTTAAGTTATAATATTCTTTTTCTTCTCGCGACTTTATTTTTAAGTTCCTAATATTTTTTATTTTTCTCTTGTCTTATATTACTTGGTCTATATAATTCACCGCAATGTTCACATAGTCGTTTTTCATATTTATATTCTATTAAATCATTTTCTCTTAAAATTTCATATCTATCTTTGTGAGATACGCTCATTTTTTCTTTAGTTTCTCCTGTGTGATTTTTACCATACATAGGATGGTTTTCTCCACAATTAAAACCTTCCATTTTTTCTCTATATTCCTCTGTTTCCCACAATTCTTTCATTCTTTTACTTCTTTCTTTTTTCCATTCTTCTGTATGGAGACGACCAGATGGTCCTTCACCACCATCAGTTAAATTAACAAGACATCCAGTTCCATCATAACGTTTACCATAATAAGCAATTTGTTCTATTTCTTTTTCAAACGATTCTTGCTCAGTTAACCCTTTAAATATTTTCTTTATTACAACTTTATTACCATTTATAATAATTTTTCTACAGATATTTATAAGATATGGATTACAATATTCTTCTGCTGGTTTATCAGATTTAGCAAATCTTAAATGGTCTTTATATCTTTTATTTTTACCTTTTCCAACATAGAATATTCTACCATCTGGATAATAATATCCATAGACATAAGAGGTTTCATCTTTTTCTTTTTTGGGACGACCAGCTAGCAACTTTGCTCTTTTTTCTTCATCAGCCCATTGCAAAATTGCTAGTTGTCTTAATATCTCTTTTGTTTCTTTAGTATGATGTCTACCTTTAAAACTTGAAGCCACTTGTATTCTCCATAATTATAATATCCTATTTATTTCTTCTTCTTAATCTTCTTCTTTTCAAAATCAGAAATAACTCTCAGATACTTTGCGTCCATTTTGCGAAGAAGTTGAATTTCCCAATTAGACAATTTTATTCCAGTCAACCTAGACCAAGCATCGATTTCACGATAATAAATCGGATTCTGGCCCATGCCTACTTCGCGGCTAGAGCCAAGTTCCAGAAAGAGTTCCCATAAATAGACTACATCTATTCCTAAATCAAATTCGGGTCTTTGTGGAACACCGCTGATTGGAATGAGCATATTGGGATTCATTTCCAATCTTTTTTCATGCTGCTCCACCAAATCATGTTGGGAGACGCCATCTTCATTTGGATAGTTGAATTTCACCCAAACTTCAACGGCATCTTCCAACATCAAAGTCAGTCCTGTAGGAAGTTCGCCCTGTCTTCGACAAACAATTGCACTTGTTCCAAAAACCAAGGAAGTTTCATCATCACCATCTTCACATTTTCAAAAGAACATGGCAAAGTGACGCCTTCCCATTCCACATTTTCCCATTTGAGAACCATCTTGGAAATCAACTCAATGTTGTTAGCACGATTTTCTTCCGCGCTTAAATTCATGCGCACTTGGTTTCGGCGAACCATCTTTTTCATAGCTTTATTCTGCATAGACAAAGAAGTCTTTTGATATAAGTCTGAATCGATTCCCACAACCCAAACTTTGGTTGGCGGCTCAAAAGATTGCTCAGTAATGGGATGAACGATTTCCATCTCAACGCCTTCATCATTCGCAGAAGCTACACTTAACTTTGTAAAATCCATGGATTAAAATCTCCTTTTTAAACAACTCTCCAAGAGTTGTAGGTTAAAAATTTACAGTCATATGTTTTTATGTGTCTACTTAACCTTTTGCCAGTAGTTAATGAATGTAAACTAATTTTTCCACTAGGACATCCTCCAACGTATGATAAACCAAATTTTTTATGTTTAATTAAACTCCCTCGTTTAAATCCCAAACTCATTGTTCCACCATAACAAGGACGGATACCACCTTTAGAGAACTGTAATTTATGTAATTGTCTACAATGGAATTGCAATGGGGTCATAAAAAGCATTTGTTTGTTGTCAACCTTTGTATGACCACCAGTATAAGAATTAGCTAGAACCCAACTATCTACGCAGTGGGCTTCAAAAACCTCAGAGAGTTTCTTCTTGGATTTCTTCAAACCTAAAATATCTCTCATTTGTTTAGTTTCATATCCATATTTAGTTTCAACCTCACCTAATTTTGATAACTCTGAATAAAACCAATTTTTACCAACTTCTAATGGAGAAAAAGTTTTATTCCATCTTCTTCCACCAAAACTGTGTGCTTTAATGTCTTCCACAACAAAATTAGTGATAGGATACATCTTACATAACCAATTGCAAATTCTTAACTTCCATTGCCATCTGGCTTTAGTAGAAGGAACTAATCTTCTCCCCTTTCGATTGAATCTACACTTTCTATAAGGGGTCTTGCGATATCTTCTACTTCTTCTCATCATCCTTCTGACTTCAATATGCTTCTTAACCCAAGTTACTGCATCTGCTTGGATATTCAAGAAAGTATGGGATTCTGATAGAATTGAAAAGCCTTCTTTTTTACTTCCCGGATCAACACCCACGGCAATATCTTGTTTTTCTTCACCAGAAGGTTCGATATTCAATCTGACACAAAACACACCTCTCTTCCAAAATGGTGTGGCTTTACCCTCTTTAATCCATTTTCTTGCTCTTGATGGTTTAGTAGGCATCAATGGTTTTTGGTTCTTGTCAACAACAGGTACAAAAGTCATGAAATAATCCTCTTTACAGAGTGTGTACATCCCTTCGCCACTGACTGACGCATTGAATGAAGACTAGGGAGGCATCCTCAATATACTTTGCTCTGCCACAAACAGTCAGTTCAGTTACTATCCGGCTAGTCAACTGTTTAGTTCCATAAGTCATGATTGGCTTTCATTTCTTTCTGGACCTCTTGTTAGAGGTAGTTGACAAAAATACAGTCTCCATTTTTTGGTTTTTTAGATATTAGTTATCTTAATTAAACATCAACGCGAGTTATCTGTGCAGTGAATCCATAAGTCGGACTATAAATAGCTTGAAAAGGCATCTTCAAAGTGATCGGGCCTTCACCATCAACTGCGTGATCAGAGCTACTAAATTTAACATTGGGAATGAAGAATTTGTAATATTCATCGGTTCCGCCAATGTCAAATTCAAGCAAAGAAGCAGTTTCATTCACGAACTTATTAAGCATAGTGGTATCTTGAAAAAATACCTCTACAGTACCGGTTATATTACATCTTCCAAGAACGATCTTTTGCGTATATTGGCTACCAATAACAAAAGTGTCTTGTCCGGCATTATCCAAAGAAAAATCAATTCCGGTTATCAACGCTATCGCAGTTCCAGCTTCTTTGACTGTTCCAGTAAAGGTATCAAACGGGGAATCAGTTTGAGAAGCAATAGGGGTGCCATCTATAGAAACCGTGGCAACCGTAACGCTACGTCCCATAATGCTGAAAGTTCCAGTGACAATGTTGTTGGGTTTCAAACTTAGTGCAATCTTATTTACAACACCACCGGCATATCTTTCATAAACGTCAATGTCAGTATATCCGCGTTCAAAAGTGAAAGACCTGTCAGTAACGCCATTAGACAAAGAAGAAAGCCTTTTCACATTTACCGCAACGGTATTAGTCGCGGCCTTTGTACCCAGAGTAGAATATCCCAGAGTCAAAGTATGGGTTCCGGTAATGGCGGTGACAAGATGGACGCCATTTGTGGTCAAGCCGGTGCCGGTAAAACCACTGACATAAATACAGTCACCGGTTCCAAGATAACCAAAAGTAAGTGCGGAACTGTAAAGGGTTTTCAACGTGGTTGCACATCCCACAGTTGCCGCAGATTTTGAAGCCACAGTTTGCCAAGTGCCACAAAAACCTGCTTCAAAAAGCGGGTCAAATTCTGACCAACTCAGCTCAATTGAAGCGTCCCCTGAAATTTTTTGCGTTCCTAATCTGTGGTCCGTTATCTGGCGATCTGAACGCAATTCTTTAGATTGAAAAGAATCTCTAGTTAATTGCAATGAACATGCGGTGTGTCTTAACTCAGTGTAAGTAGCTGGACTTGTTCCAAAAACCGTCTCAGCAACACTATAAATCAATGCATGCTGGCTGCCACTCGAAAAATCGGTCATCTTATTAATCCTCCAAATAGTTTCTTAACTATTAAAATGTTGTTTATCATTTTGATAATCAAATATCCAACATATTTGCTATCTTATTTTTATTATAGTATCTATTGTTTACCATTTCTGAATAAAATGATTGGTGCCAGTCTCTATCAAAATTGGCTTTTGTGTTACAAGAAGTACATAATGTAATTAAATTTTTAGGGTGGCAATTTAATTTATTATAATCTAGATGGTGAATTGTTAATTTATTATTGTGTTTTTTACTACACAATGGATTTAAACACATATAATTATCACGTTCTTTAATGCTTTCTTTGTATTCTTTATCTTTCCAAATTGAACAATATGGTGTACATTTGAAACCACCTTTCCAATTCGGGTGATTAGAACCACTTATAGAAATAGCTGCTTTTTCCCTACCGCAAACTTCACATCTACAACCAAAATTATAAAATCTATTAAAATTTGTGATTGACTTATTTCCACAACTGCATATATATTCCAATTTTTGTCGCGCATTTACATATTCATCAAATAATGGAACGCATCCTGTTTTTATAAATTCATTTTTTACAAATTCTATATCAAATCTTGTTTTTTCAGAAATTCTTTTACCAACACATTTTGAACATCTTTGCCCACTTTTAAATTTAGAAAAAGTTATGAAAGAGACATTACCACAATTACATTTATATTTTAAAGGTAGGTTGGTATTTATATATTTGTCTGCTAAACATTCACACCCATTATCTTTAAAAACTTTTTTGACATATTCTAAATTAAATTTTCTTTTATAATCACCATTTTTTTGTTTTTGTTTGAAACAAACCCCACAGTGTTGCCCTTGTTTTAAATCATTAAGTCTAATTTTAGTTATATGGCCTCTATCACATTTAAACTTCATTGGTACTCTAGTACCAAAATAATTTGTTTCTAATAAAATATA